ACATTTTCGATAGAAGTGTTACATACGGCTCAAGTAGAGACTGGCAGTTATGGGTTGCAGCAGACTTGAAATACATTAACATGTATATCGCTGGTGCTCAAGCAGTTACTAGTGGAAATAATGCTTTTCCAAATAACGCTTGGTTCCAGTTTGTGGTAGTTAGAACTGGTGGTTTTGCAAAAATTTACATAAATGGTGTAGAAAAGGCAAGTACCGCCAGTACATTATCTACTGTACCTGCAAGTAATGTTCCAATGAAAGTTTTATTTAATTGCAACTCAAATACAAAATTATCATTATTCCGCATGTCATCATCAGTACCATCACCAGAACAAATCAAGAAGATGTATAACGACGAGAAGCATCTATTTGAAGAGAATGCTAAGGCAACCTTATATGGTTCTTCTGATGCTGTAACGGCACTTGCTTATGATGAAGATACTGAACTCTTACACGTTGGAACTTCTTCTGGACGCAGTGACTTTCAGGGACTACGTAGAATAAATAACACTACGACGGCAGTAACGACTGCTATTTCTGCTAGTGACGAACTTATCGCGGAGCAATAATGACAGTAAGAGTTAATAAACCATCTTTTAATATTAGAGAAAAACTTTCTGAACTGGGAAGAAAGTTTGGTCTCAAGGGTTCTGAACTTGCGGCAGCAGAGACCGTTCAAGAAGCACGAGACCTTGTGAGTGCTGGACGAAAAAACGCATTATATAATGGAGATATGCAAATTTGGCAGAGGGGAACTTCATTTCCAAATGGTGGCGGTGGAGGTACTGCAAATTATACGGCAGATAGATGGAATGCTACTAGATATGCATCTTCAGAAAATGATGTTAGTAGAGAGGATGCAAACCATCTTGGATTTAGATATTGTTTAAGATCTGCTAGAGGTGGAGGAGATACTACAACGACAGCAAGATTTGTTAGTCAGGTATTAGAACAAAAGGACACTTGGAAATTAAGAGGAAAATATGTAACATTTTCATTTTATCTCAGAGTTGGATCTGGTTTTAATGGTGGATTAGTAAAGAGTAGTATCACATATCATACTGATAGTGCTCGGGAAGAAAGATATTATTATAATCAATTTATAAATGGAAATAATACCCAGTCGCAAATTGAGCATAAGTCACTTTCTACAGACTGGCAAAGATTCACTCACACCACTTATATACCTGATAATGCACAGCAAGTTGGTGTTGCTATTGCATCAAATGAAAACCTTCCAAATGCTGTGAGTGCTGATTATTTTGAAGTGACTGGATGTCAGCTAGAAGTAGGGCGCAACGCCACCGAATTTGAACATCGTTCTTATGGTGAAGAACTTGCCTTATGTCAGAGATACTATGGTAAAATTAGATTATCAAATCAGGAATGGATTTATAATGAATCTAGCACACATAATCATAAATGGCATCAGGTTTATATTCCATTTTCCATGAGAGCAAATCCACAAGTAGATGCTTCTGATGTAACAATGGGTGGTGGTGTAAGTGGATTAAGTGGAACACTCAGTAGTTATTCTCCACAAACACCTGGAGATACACCAGGAAGGATATCATCTAGAGTAGGTATGAGTGTTAGTAGTGGAACTGGACGTGCATTATATCATACTGATCAATGGAATGGTGATTACATAGATCTTGATGCAGAATTATAAAGATAAATTAGCAATCCCTGACATAATTGCTATTTTGTAAGTATTGACTAGTATAGCTAGTAAGTATTTCAAACTAAAAACAAATGGACAAAACATCCTATGAGAATTGGGTGAAAGTCAAAGAAGCTCTAGAAGAGTCAGGAAGTACAGACAATTTCTATTATCGGAGAGCTTGTGCTATAGTTTCGGGAGGACCCGATCCAATGGAAAATCTGCCTAATGTCTCACAGGATGGATGAAATAAAACCAGTGCATCATGTCACTCGCGAAGAGTGTCAAGAGATGATTGATGATGCCATAAGGAAGCACAATCGTAATGCTGGAATTATCAGTATGTTTGTTGGTTTTTTTATTCTTGGACTCTTTAGTGAGGGTCTATTAAGACTTATTGGGGTTATTCCGCCAGTAGTGCCATGGCTTCATCCACATTTATAGATTGGTTGGGAGTTGTTATGTTATTCCTTTTTGGGGTAACGATGCTCATTCAGGGTCATTTTATATTTCATGGTAAACATGGATATAAACATACTGAACGTGAAAAACAAAAGATGTCCAAAACTCGCAAGCAAGTAGAAGATCTTCTAAAGACTAAATGAACGCTGACGAAAAAAGAGAGTTCTATAAAGGACTCCGAGAGCGCATCAAACAACTTAGAATGGAACATTTATTTGAGGAACCTTGTCCTTTGTATGAGGATGTAGATGAGGAAAATTAACACGTTCACATTAAATATCACAGTTGCTATCTTAGACTTCCTGTATCAAGGTCGTCACTTTCAGAGATTCTGGGTACTTGAGGAGATAGCAAGGGCACCATACTTTGCTTTTTTAAGTGTGCTTCACCTGCGTGAATCTCTAGGTTTACGTGGTCAGTGGCACATTTACTTGATGAAACAGCACTTTGAGCAATCGGTAAATGAAACAGAACATCTGGAAATCATGGAATCTAGGGGCGGTAATGCTTATTGGATTGATCGCTTTTTTGCCAGACACCTCGTACTTGTCTATTATTGGATCAACGTGGTTTATTATTGGATATCTCCTCGCGCTGCTTACCATCTCTCCTACGAAATAGAAATTCATGCTATGGAAACATACATGAAGTATCTGGCGGAGGTTGATTCATCTGATATAGATATATGCAGTGTGATGAATGATGAATTGCATCACGCACAAGAATTGTATGAAGCGATGAGGATTATTGATCCTGATCATTTAACAGTAAGAGAAAAAGATCGCGACCCATTTCCACCGAATGTAAGTGATTTGAGTTCAGTAACATTAGTATCATCGGAACAAAAATGAAAGTAGGTTTAATTGGATTAGGTCGTATGGGTGAGGGTATGTCTCGCCGTATGATGAAAGAAGGTATTGAAGTTTGGGGTTATAGGAGGAACTATGCAAAAGCTGAAGAAGCGTTTGAAAAGGGTTATGTCAGTGGAGTTGCCACTACTCTGGAAAATCTTGTTCAAATAGTTCATAGTGAAGACGGCATCATTGGTAAATCTCCAGGTATTTTTCAACTCGTTATTCCAGCAGAACTAGTAGAGGAAACTTTAAATGAGTTACTATCATTTTGTGTGGAAGGCGATATTATTATTGATCATGGCAATAGCAATTTTAAGGACTCTAGACGGAGGGCAGAAC